CCAGAAGCGGCTGCAAAAGTTGGTGGCGCTCCAGCACCAGCACTTGTCAAAACTTGTCCACTTGAACCAGTAGCGACAGCAACAGGATTACCGGAAGCATCATAACTAATTATATTACCATCTGTACCGCTTGCCATCTTACCTAAAGTAACGGCGTTATCTGCAAGCGCTGTCGTTCCAACCGATCCTGCACCTGGGTTTACGGTTTGCACCGCTTTCCCAATGTACACTGCGTACATTGTGTCTGATCCTGCCGTTGCAGCTGAAAGTGTTAAAGTTGTGCCTGCCGCTGTGTATGCTTTTCCTGCACCTGGTTCTTGAATTACATTATTAATAACTAGACGTATGTCTAGTTCATTGGCTACAGCACGGTCTAATGTATAAGAAGTTGTTGCACTTGTTGTGAAATACTGGACATTAAATGCCGCGTATTTCTCTGCTGGTGTATTACCTATATAGGGCAATTAATCCTCCTTAACTTACGCTGTCAACTGTTGAAACCCAAACGTCTGCAGAACTTGCAGTATCGGATTTTACAATAAGAGCATCATTATTTTGCATGACTACTTTTGCGCCACCTGCTAATAGTTGTAACGATCCGCCACTTGGGATCGGTGCACTTTTAACAAGATGGAATGTTCCTGAATTAGTTAAATAGACGTCTACTAGTATAGTTGATCCCAGTATGTTTGCTACTGAAATTCCTACTACTACGTCGTTACTGTTTGCTGTATGTATTGTTACTGGGCTAGTTCCCACAGCTGGTGATTTATATCTTGTAAAGTCTTGTGCCATTATATTTCCTTATTTTAGAGGGCCACGGCCATCGCAATCGCGAAGCCTTTTGTTGCGCCATTTGCTGGGTCAACTCCATTAACTGTATTAACTTGTAAATCATTAATTGCATTTGCTACAACATTAGATCCATTAATAAATATAATAGAATCTCTTCCTGCTAATACTGAGTATGATGTACCTGAACCTGTTGTGCAAATAATAGTATTAGCTGTATTGTTTAAAACATAATACCACATTTTCTTATTAGGAAATGTAACAGTACATGTACCCCCTGGGCTACCTGTAAAATCTAATATCTTACAGCGTCCAGCTTCTTGTGAATAAGAAGTAGGGTCGTTAGTAAAAGGTAATGTAAATGACGTACTTGATAAAGTTACACCAATCATTTGGTTAACCATATCGTCAAGACGATTTAAATTATTATTTGTTTGTTCACCCCAGGTGTTATCGTTTTCACCTGTTGTCATCAAGATCAATTCAGCGTTAGACCATGTTGATGCCATTAATTACCTCTTCTAGTTAATACGAATTATTGCGTTACTTGAGTCAGCTGCTGGCCATTGTATTTCAAATGTACCTCCTGCTACAGAATAGTCTGCACCAAAATCTATTACAGCTACTGCTGAGTTACTATCACTTGTATTATAAATTAAACAACCTCTAGTTGTAAAAGTTGCTGATGTCCAAGCGGCGTTAGCTGCAAAACTTGTAAATGCTACTGTGCCCCCTGATGATGGATTAACATTTGTCAATGCGTATCCACCTGTTGTATATCCACTTCCATTTGGTAGTTCATCTGATGAACCAGTCATTTGGGAATAGTTAGTTGTCGCTGCACCGAAAGTACCTGTGATACTTGCGTTGGCTTTAAACAATGCTACTTTATATGCGTCTGCTCCATTGCTGAAATCTTGATCGCCTTCCAATAGTTCGACTTTAAAGCTGGTACATAATGCTGATGTTAATGCCATTATCGATCTCCTTCTAATCTTCCTAATGTACGAAGTTCACCTTTGTATAGTTCAGTGTTCCTCATTCTTACTTGTTCTTCAACCCCTAATGTTTGAACAGCACGTTCGTACAAAGATTGATATGTACCGACTTGGTTCGCATCTTTCATAAATACTGCAGCTTCTATGAGGCATGCGTATAATAAAACATCCTGACAATTATCACCTAAATACGTATTCGCATTACTTGATGATAGTCCCGGTACATGATAAGTATAACCTATTTCAACGTATTTGTCAACACTTGGAGTGGGTGCAAATATAATATTTGTGTGTCTATTGGTACTAGTATACTTAGTTCCTGGTCGTTGATAAGCATAATAAGCAGGATTGCCTGTTGTAGTAGGGCTCTTCTGGTATTCTCTTATAAAGGTTTCGTCTTTTAAATACAACATATCACCTGTTTGAGTTTGACCTCCGGGTGAATTTGATCCACTTAATCTTAAAAATCTTAACACTACTAAGTCTTCTGGCATTGCCATACCTGCGTAAGCAGTACCTGTTTGTAAGATAACTGTCTTTCTAAAAGCGTTTAGATCTAATTCTTTCATTATGCGTAGCTCTGCATTTGCTATACATAAGTCTATATTACTAGTAGTAAATTCTGTACCATCATTTTCAGTCCAGTCTTTAATTGCTGTTACTAATTGTGCGTATGTTAATCCCATCTTATTGACCCCATTTGCCTTCGTTCCATGCGCCTGTTCCCCAACCTGGTACGTTAATAGCTACAGTACCTAGTTGTGAAGTACTTGCTAATCCAGGTGGTATTTCAGTAGTATTAAAGAATAATCCTGTACTACCTTCAACCGCCGTCATTGCTCCTAATGTAGAAGCTACAATTATTTCTGTACTATTAAGAGTAACTGCTCCTAATGTCGTAGCCATAACTGGAAGACTTGCATCCTCCGCATGGTTCGTACTAACAGTACCTAATGTACTTGCCATCGCTGACAAAGTAACTGGTGCTACTACAGCAACTGTTACTCCTGTACTATTTAAAGTAGAAGTCATAGCTGGCAATGTAGCATCTTCATCTACATTTATTACTATACCCGCACTATTTAATGTGCTTGTTGCTACTTGATAAGCAGCACTTGGTATTGGTAATACAACCGCAATAGATAAACCTAAACTATTTAAAGTTGTGTTCATCTGCATGCCTACAGCATTTTCACCCGATGGATGTTTAATGCCCCTAGCATTTAATGCAGTGCCCATCTGCCCTGACCATTTACCATACAACGAACCTAGTTGTACAATAGTATCAGACGTACTTTGAGGAGGTCTAGGGTTCCTTAGAACACTAGGGTCTCCCCCTTCGATATACATTCCCGGATCTAACTGAGGTTGTTTAGGTTCCCAGTCACCCTTGTATACTCTAAATCCTGTCCACTCTGTTCGAGCGTCTTTATATTTAATCTTAAACCCTGATCGGTCGTCGATTAATATTGCGTTTTTACCCCTCGCGTATTTGCCCATTATGCATATCCACGAACCTTAGGCGTCACATAAAAACTTGCACGTTCTCTATCTTCTTCCCTAGCTAGTTCCCATTCTTTCTCATACATTTGTATGAGTTCTTGTCTTCTATTAATGTCTACTAATTTAGGATGTTTGTTTGCTAACTCTACTGTCAATCCGCTTATTAAAGCTGGTAACATTCTTTTAGGTATAGCTGCATTTTGTGAATAGTTATCAGTAATATCTTGACCATACTTAATAGCCCACATAATTATTTTAAACTTGTTATCTACATTAGGCCCAGGCCATAAATAAACTGTATGATTTGCTACACCACTAGCATCAAACTCAGCATTTCTGTCTACTGCAAATTTAAGTGGGGTACCTGTAGAATATTTATTTGGGTATGATAACCAATCAGCATAACTAATTCTTTCCATTTCAATATCTTGATCTGGAGTTGCTTCAGTATTACGACATGATGCCGTTAGAATATCTGAGTATTCATTTGCTGCTAAACTAAATGTTGGATAAGTAGTATTGTTAAATGAATTAACTGCTACTTCATGTAAATGTAATGTAAAAAGATTTACGCCTTGATTAATCCACTTTATCATAAGCAGATTTAAAGATCGTCTTGCTGTGATTAAATCATAACCACCTTTTGAACTTACGCCTAAACGCTCGTAAGCTTCTTGTATTACATCATCAATCGCTAGATTGAAAGTACGTGTACCTGAACTAGCCAAGTTGCCCCCTTACATTAATGCGCGAGTTACTACCCACAATAACTGACCTAAAACCATAAAGCCAATTGTATACATTACTTTTATTAATCCGTTAATCTTCTCTTCAATATGATGAAGATGATTGTCTTTGATTGTAGATATACGTTCACCTAAAAGAGTTATTTCACCCTTTAGTGCTTGTATTTCTAAATCGTATTTAGAAACTTCTGGCATTTTAATTCCAATATAAATAAGCTATTGCGCCAGTACCTGCTACATTAGCTGATACATTAATATCACATAACACTCCATTATCTGGAAAGGTAAATGATGTACTTGTTTCAGATGCTGCTTTTAAAGAAACTATTCTTGTGCTTGCACCAAAAGCTGCATTATCATTATGTACATATACTGAAGCTGCCGCAGAACCAGCCATTAAAACTACACCGACTGCTCTTTTTCTAGTAACCTGTGTGTTCTGACCATCTGCTGTAGCATTAGCTGCAGTTGCACCTGATGCTATTTGAGTTACATTTGAGTCTGTTTGAAATGTCATTATTAATCCTTTATAAAAAGGAGGGCCGAAGCCCCCCATAGTTAATTAGTTATTGAGCACTTCCGTCAGTACCATTTGTAAAGTCCCAAACAAAATAGTAAATTCTAAAAGCAATATTACCGCCTGTTGGTGCAGAGTTACCTACTCCACCAGTAATAATAACTGGATCAGCACTAGCTGTAGTTCCATTAGATGGTAAGATTGTAGCTAAATCATTACCTGCTGTAGCATCTCCCCATTTAATAATACCATCAGCGTCGGCATCTCCGTTTGCAACTATACCGTCTACGTCAAATTCAGTAGAATCGTTTGCGTTTACAAAACCAAGATTGAATGTAGGGTTAGTTCCACCTGTTGCAGATCCGTCTACTTCGACACGGTATACTACTGAGTTAGGTGGTAAAATTAATTTGCCAGTTTTCTGAGAACCGAATATCCATTTTTGAACTTCTGTTGTTGCAGCCGCTGTTGCATCTGGAATGTATCCCCATGCTACAAGAGCTACTGCTCCTGCAAATTCAGGGTTAGTTGTTTTTTGTGCAGCACCTACTCTAATTGGTCCGCTAAAAGTTGTTTTTCCCATTGTTTATCCTTTTGTTTATAATCTACTTTCGTAGTCTCTGGGTTTATTTAGTATGGAAAGGGGGCAAATTAATACCCCCTCCCTCAGCCGTTAGGCTGGATTTGAACCGTATAGACCTCTCCAGTCAGAGAATCCAAATGAATATCTCTCTCTAGATTTGTATCTAACGTTACCAGTCTCAAAGTCACCTTCCATGGAAGTTGCGATTGGAGCTCTAGTGAAGTGCTTCATACCGTTTGGTACATCAGTTCTTAACCACCAGAATTTACTATTAGTAAATCTATGGTTAACATGATATCCACCTGGAACCATACCCGTAGATACGATTGCGTTGACATCATTGTCTGCTGTTCCAACTCTGTATGGAGACGCCATTAGTCTCTCAGCCACAAATACCAATTGTCTTGGAATGTGAAGAGTTCTAGCTTGTGCAGCAATCGGNATAGATTTATCATCTACAAATCCTGCTANNTCAATTAAGCCTTGCTCTAGAGAAGTCTCTGAAAGCTCAGCTTGAACTGTAGGAGTGTTAGCTCCNTTTCTGTTAGCAGCAGTTTGTGATCCGTCTTGAAGTGGGTGTAAAGCGTTAATTAATGAAACACCGTCACCACCTGCAAATGCACCACCCGTAAACGAGTTATTGTACACAGCCGCACCTTTAGTTTGTTTAGCAGCAGCCATTGATCTAGCTAATGCTTTTGTTAGTCTGGTAGACAGCTTGTCGTATAAGTTGTCTTCCATAGCTTCTTCAGTAATTGCGAAAGCCATTGCTACAGTTTCGTTTGTGTAGCGTGCTACCCAACCTTCACCTGTATTAGCGTAATTTACGCCTTGACCTTCAAATTTTACTGATGCTTCGCCGAACCCTGGGAAGAGTACTTCTTCCTCAAAAGCTCTATTTGATTTTTCGTTCTCAAACAAAATCGCTGCTTCGTCTTCGTAACGTTTATATTCCGTTCCAAAGATTGCATGCAAGCCCGGTACTAATTGCTTGAGTAATTGACCTCTAGTTATAGCCATTGTATATTACCTTTCAATTAAGCAGTCGGGAAGTTGCCATCATAGCGACCCCACGAATGAGTGTTAATTTTAACAAGTACATTCATTGGAGTTCCAACTGCAGTGTACTGCAAGTTATCCTGAGCAGATCCTAAAATCTGAAAAGGGTAAGCTTGTTGTGTTGCATTTTGCGTGTTACTTGCTGTTGATGAATCAAGAGATGATCCACCTTTAAATGTTACTGTTGAACCAGCACCTGTTAAGTTCTGTGCATTAGCTCCAACGTCTGCTAACGTCAATGCTGACGCAGCTTGGTCTGCTTCCATTTTGAAGATCGTTGATGGATCGTCATAAACGTAAACTTTGAAATTGGATTTTGCTACAGTGCTTGCAGGAATTGATCTAACAAATCTTACGTCGCCTGTACTGTTGTCCTGGTATTCTGCGCCCCAAAAAACACCGACAAGAGCGCCTGTATTGCCACTCCCAATGTCGGTTACTAATAGACCACTTGATAAAGAACAAGTATCACCTTCAAAAAATGCTGAAGGTGCAGTAGCAGCAACTTGATACCCGTTTCCGTCAACCCAGTTGTTGAGACGAATTGTCCCACCGTTGGATTGTCTTACGGGTGATAAACCATAAGCCATAAATTCTCCTTATTGCTTATACGCTAAATGTCAATTAATAACTAACGCGGTGTTAGTCTTGAAACTTAGCTTGTTTAGCCGCTCCTCCTGATACGGAGGTTGAGGATGTATCCTCTACTGGCATACTTGAGTGCGCTTGCGATTTTAAATCTTGCCCATATGCTTGAGCCGCTTTAGCTGTTTGTGTTTCGTAGTACTGTCTCTTTTCTTTCATGTACTCTGCATCTTGTTTCATCAAAATGAGATCACCTGAACGGACAGCACCTGCGTGCTTACCAGTTGTCATTACGTCGACTATGTAGTTTTCCCCTAATTCCTCAGGTTTAACAATTTCATAACCTTCGCGCAGACGTTCATGAACATTCGCATCATCAGGATTATTTAGTAGTTCGTGACGAACCCATAAATATTCTACCCCGTCTGGTGCTTGAGGTGCTTCTAATTTAGAAGGTGCCTCGAATGATCTTTTTGCTCGAGTTGCCGAAGCTCTAGTCGTACGGCTTGTTTTAGTTGCTTGTGTCATATTAGCTCCCCGCCTTATTTTGGCGCATTTTTTCTCGCGCATAATCTTGATAAGAAACACCTAGTCTATTTGCCATTTCCACTTCTGGACCTGTCAAAGTAACTTTGCGTTTTCCCGTTGCGGAGCGCGTTCCGCCTACAACTGTAGGAACTTTCCTAACAGTCTGTTTTCTAAGAGTTGGAAACTCGGTAGTTAACCTAGCGTCTAGCTCACTATAGTATTCATCTGCTACATCTTGAGGTGTTATACCTTCATCGAGTAGTTCTTTATGAATAACTAATGCTGCTTGAGTTTTGATCCTGTCTCCAGTATCACCACCCCCAAACCACTTATTCCGTTTCTGCCAAGCTAATGCTTTGCGATCTGGAAGTTGGGTAGCTGGTCGTGCTGCCGCTTTAGTTTCCGTCTTTGCAGTACTGTCTGGTCTAGTTGTTCCTAAACCTTTTTCTGCTCTAGCCTTATATTGTTTGGCCACTAGCTTCTCTGCTTTCACAGATGCTAAGACATCAGTTGCCTTGATCTCAGCGTCTACGTCGCTAGCTTCTTTTGCAGTCCTAAGTACACTTAAAGCCTGAGATTCTTGAGACTCCAATCTTTCCATATACTGGTTGATTGCGTCCAACTCAGAGTCAGCTTGCTTATTTTTAAGGTCGCTTTTCTCACTTAGCCAAGTATCCTTTTCGGATTCATAGCCCTTGAGTTTCTCTTCAAGTTCTTTTTTCTGCGCAACAAGTCGCTTAATACGTTTTTCAGCGCGCTTGCCGAATGCTTTATTATCCTTTGGTTCTTCAGTTTCTTCTTCTACAGATTCTGATTCCTCTTCTTCTGTATCTTCTTCAACTGCTTCTTCCTCAGGAACCTCTGCATCACTAGGTTCTTCAGTCGTTGCATCTACAGTTTCAATTCCTGTAGTTTCTTCATCTGGCAGTTCAACAATTATATCCTCTTCGGTTTCATTGTCAGCTATACCTTTATTTTCTTCGTCTATCATTTAGATCTCCTCGGTTGTGAACCGCGTTTATCACTATCAGTGTATATTGTATACTAATTTGTTTGGTAATGCAAGGCTATTTCGCACTAATCTTTGAAGGATCAGGCACAATAGCTATGATTTCGTCATCATTTATAATAGTATACGTTTCTTTTTCGTATACAAATTTAAGTCCTACATACTTTCCAGTCAATACCCAGTCACCTATCTTAGCCCATTCGGTCTTAGCTTTGCTATGATCCTTGTAAGCATCAGGCCCCATGTCAATTATCTGAGATACTACGCATGAAAACTTTGCATGCTCTACAAGTTCATCAGTTAAGAATATGCCCCCTGCAGTTTTATTAGCTATTTCTCTAGGTTTTAACATTAACCTATAACCTGCTGGTTTTGGTAATTTACTTTTACTCATGGGAATCCTTTACTAATTTAATTAGTTCGGTATGTAATCTGTCTTTAAGATCACCTAAGGTATGTTGTATACCTAGCATGTACTTGTAGTCTTCCATAGAAGAAGCACCTTGCAAAATCTGAGAAGTATTAGCTTCTATAGATTCATCAATAATTTTTTGTAGTCTGTCTTTGTAATCGTTGGCTGTAGCCATGTTACCTCCTGTTACTATATTAACATAACTTTAGGCCTCTTCTCCTAAAGTATACTGTATATTATTATATACTATCTAAGAGGAACTGTCAAGATTACTTTAGGAATTTCTTCTTCTACTGTTACTTTTATACTAGGTTCTTTTTTCTTTGACACACCTTTACACATTTCTCGCACAGTTGCAAACTCAGGGCCTAGTTCAAGATCTTGATATTTAGCACAGTTAGCTAGTAGTTCTAGTTCTTGCCTTAATTGATCATTTTCGCGGAGTAATTGTATAGTGTCATCATTACATGTTGATTGTAATGGCCAGCTAAAACGTATGCCTACAGTTCCGTTAACGTCATCACTATAACTATTATAATTATTATCGACATTACCATCACCATCTAAGTACATGCTCTTACCATCTTGCCCCCTTAGTTCTGTGTATAGTTCTATCCTACCACGCTCACAACTACTGTTACTTGAACCTAAATAATCATTACGTGCTTCTGTTTTACTACTAAACAAACATAAAAAAATTAATAATATAATAAGAGAAGCTAATAGTTTTCTTTCGTAATTCATTAATAACCACCCGATGCTACTCTTTCAATTTCTTTTATGTCGTATCCCATGTCTCTTACTGCTTCACTATTATTTCTTACGAGCTCTTCTAACGCNTGNTACTCTGCTTGAGATGCTAGTTTGTATGAACCATCACGCAGTGCCGCAACAATGCCCTCGAGTCTNCCNACCCATGTTGNCATTTCNGCCATTTCTTTTACGAGCTCTTCCCTAGCTTCCGCATAGTTATTAGAATTTCTAGATGTTTTATCATTAAAAATAGTGTGTATGTTATCTATATCACCGTAAATTCGTTTCTCTAAGTTAATTACTTCTGCTTTTAATAAAGCTATAGTAGTAGTACTTGCATCTATTTGTGCAGTAAGTTTACTTGTATAGTTGAATGCTCCATAAGTAGCTGCCAATACAGACAATACTACAGGTATGGATGCTAAATATTTTAACATTTCCCCTCCAGGTTTATTTAATTATTTTATATATTTTTAACTCACCCTCAAAATCTGGTCTGAGTTCTGCTTTAACTCTATCACATTCGTAACGGATAACGTTAACTCTATTATCTGATAGATTTCTTTCTGCTTCTCTTTTTGATTTAAGACACTTAGACAAACCATCAGTCATCATAAAACCATCCATTGAACCATTAACATACATGATTAAAGCAAAAACTACACTAATGACTGGTTCCATTTTGCCTCACTTTATCTTTTAGTTTTTCTACGTCACCTTGTAACTGAGATACTTGATCTTTTAAAAAATTTATATTAACTGTGTTACTCATCATAGATTCCATTTCTGTTTGCATAGCTTCTACTTGTTCTGACATAAACTCAATAAGCATATACTGTTCTGAATCTGCAGGCAAGGTTCCCATTTCACCACGTGGCCATTTGATTCTAAACTCTGTGTTCTTTTCTAAATCTTTCTCCGCTAAAATTAATGATGTTTCCATACTAGTAATTCTTGATACTACACCAAAGTAAGCCCATACACCTACAGCTACTGCAGCTACAATGCTGAGTAGATTTCGTATTGGCATATCTATACTAGTCTTATCACTTACTTTCACGATCCTTTAACCCATTTCTTAGATGGTGATTTAGTTTTACTTGGACTCCACTTTACCTTATCAGACCAATACGCCGCAGACATTTTGCCTTTGGATATATTCTTTGCATGTCTAGATTTAAAAGCTTTACGTTGTCCTACTGTTTGATTAGTCTTTACTCCTGATTGACCAAACCTAATTGTTTTAATCTTGTCACCTTCTTTAGCTACAACTATGTGTGACTTACCACTACTATCACTTAAACGTTTAGGTTTATTAAAACCAGATACGCCAGCTCTCTTTAATCTTGAGTCAGGTTTTTTCACTTTTTAGTTTTACCTTTTTTGTGTACTAATGCTTTGCTATTTTTACCGTGTGTTTTACCTGTATGTAATTTACCACCTGGCATTTTGTGAGTAGCACCTTTCCACTCTTTACCGTCTTTCGTATAATGTTTTACGCCCTTCATGTTCTATACCTTTTTGTTTTCTTTGCTATTGACTTTGGTTGTTTTGAGAATTGCTTCCCTTTCTTCTTGGCTGCTTTCTTGGCTTTTGTAGTCGCGGCATATTCTGCTGAGCTCAATGCTTTGATAGCTTTCTTTGGTAGGTATCTTTCTCCAGTAACGCTTGACTTCTTCCCAGACTTCGTTTGCCACTTTTGTTTGCCCCAGTTTTTTAAACTCGTTTGTGCTTTAGTTAAAGCCATTACTTGTAACCACCACCAGCAGCTTTATATTTCTTTGCTACTAGTTGTGCTTTTCTAGCAGACCATTGACCTGCTTTAGTACCATGAGTAGCCGCCGACTTAACTTGTGATACAATTCTTTTACGTAATCCAGGTTTAGTATATGGATTAGCTTTTTTTGATTTTGCTTTTACTGCCACTTTTTTTCTTTTTTGTTTTGACGCTAGCTTCTGCTTCCCATCTTTTAGCAATCTTAGGATGATTAGCGTGAAGATAGCGCCGTTGTTTAGCCGATTTAAAAGGCATTACTTATTGATCTTGCCTTTACCTTTACCACTTCCAAACTTGCCATAAGATTCGTCGCGGCTTGATTTCATTTGTTTCTTAGTTCTTTTCTTTTTAACACGCATAGCAATAGATTCATCTTTTCTATCGTTATAACCTTGTTTCTTTTTAGTAGCTGGTTTTTTCTTTTTCATAGAACTTCCTTTTGATTTAGTTCCTGCGGGTTTTGCATAATCCATTGGTTTGTTTCTTTGCAGCGCAGGTTGTTTATATGCTAAATTTGGCATAGTATACTCCTTATAGTCTAGTTATTTTAACTGCTGCATCCATAGATTTGGCAGCATCTTTTGCCATGTTACTGGCAAATTTCATTTCCGCTTCTTTTAGTCTAAGCGCACGATCCTCATCCTCGTTTTCATCCGTTGTCATAAGTTTCGCTTCTTCAAGATCCATCTTGTCTTGATGTATCTTAAGCCTATTCATCTCCCCTTGCGCACGCAATGCGAGATCTTGTTTCTGTAATTCCATTCTTTCTTCTTCAGTAGTAGGATTTTCACCAGCCATGATCTTAGCTTTTTCTTCATCAAACTGTAATACTTTGTCTGAAGCATTTGCTGCCATCATTGCAATTTGATTTTGCATTTCCATTGGTAGTGGTTGTCCTTGTTGCTGAGCCATCATCAATGCTTGTTGAGCTTGAGGATCTTGAATCATCTGCATCATTTCTTGTTGGTACTTCATAGCTAAGTGTTCAGTTATGTGCCCCATTAATATTTGTTGCAGTTGTGGATTTTCTTTATAAGCTGGGTTACGTAAGATAGTTCCATGAGTAACAATGTGTGCATCATGATTTTGTTCCATCTGTGCTTGTAAAGGTGTACCTTTCATAGCAGCCATGTTCTCTGTAATAGGATTAGCTGACATAGGTTGTTGTGATTGTGCTAAATATCTAGAAGGTTCTTCTACTCCCATAGCTGCAAACAGTTCCATACTAATAGTCTGCATGTTATATGCAGCTGGGTTCTGTTGTGCTATAGACATAATAGCATTTATCTTAGCAATCCTATGTGCCTCAGTAGGCATGTTAGGATCTGATACTGGAATAACATCAATTGATTTTAAATTGAAGTCTTCTCTGAAAACTTGCTGTGCACCACCCGCGACTTCATAAGGATACATATCTGGAAGATATTCGCTATCTATTCTAGCGAGAATACGCAGGTCTTTGGATTGAGCAGCATGTAAGCGTTTGTGCACAGCGTTGAATAGCTTTGAAGATTGCTCTAGCAAAGCCATTGTAGTGCCGACTGGACCATAGTTAGAACCTTGTTCTACTACACTATCTGTCGCATCGGCAAACTCTTTTGCAAGATTTGTAACATATTGCATTAAGTTAAATAAAGTTCCTGATGGTTCTTTAAATGGTAATGGTTGTAATGATTTTTGTAAATCTCCTGCTGGACTATTTACTTCCCTCCATTCACCTGGTGAGATAGGCTCATCAGGGGCAAGTACACGAAGACCGTGTGCCTTGAAACCCCCTGGTAAGTTTGCAAAGGTTCCAGCATCAATAAGTTGACGCATAGAGGAAGTAGCAGTCTTAGTAAGACCACCAATTAAATGTAAATATCCGTAACCATAAAAACCTAAACCTGGAATCATTGTATAATGTGTGAAGTACATTTTCTTTTTCATTAAAATATCTTCTTCATCCCAGTTTCTAGTTATAGATAGTACTTGTTGATCTTTAGTCATGTGAACAATGTATGGAAGTTTTAATCCATCTTCGTTTTCAAAACCTGGTAAATCTACATTAGCATGCATTTCTAAAATTTCAACCTCATCATCTATTTGACCAGGTCTACTTCTACCCACAGCTTCGTTTGCTGTTTCGGTTGCAGCGTCTTCATCAATCTCAGTTTCCATAACGTCTATGTCACGGAACATTCCTGCTATTTGTAATTTTCTAATTTCGTTTTTTGATAGAACATATTTGTGTGTAAATCTTTCTGCTGTTTCTAAATTAGATGCATAATAATCTACATAAAAATCACTAGCTTTAATATATTCGGTACGTGCTCTTTGCATGGTTGGATCCCAATATGTTTTCTTAAATGCAGTACCATACAATGATACATAAAATAATAAACGATCTAGTTCTGGGCCATACTCTGGCATTTGTATTTGTGTTTGCCAATTCATAAACTGACGAACACGTGTTGCTTGTTCTTGTTTTTCCATTGTGTCTAGCCCCATGATACGCGTACGTACAGGACCTTCTGTTGGAAATAATTCTTTATATGTTTTTGCTTGAAATTTTACAACTGCTTGTGCTAAGACAGGGTGAGTTGCACTACATGCCCCTGGAAAAGGTTCATCACCTTGTTCATCTTGAAACCCTAATAGAGTTACACCTTCTTCTGCAATGTTATCGTATTCATGACGTGAGTCTTTATCACGTTCAAAACCTTCTAGTAGTTCACCTGAAATTAATTCAAGATCTTCTTCCGACATAAGCTCTGCTAAGTTAGCAGTAAACTCATCTTCTAATGTTTCTTCGTCCTCTAACAGACCCATTGCTTCTGCAGCTTCTAGTTCTGCATCGTCTGTTACTTCTACTTCTAATTCTTCTGTACCATCAGGCATACTTACACCTGATTCTAGTTCGTCTAAGTCTATTTTTTTCTCAATTGCCATTTCGTATCCTTATTAATAATATAACCCTCTCTTCTTGCCGTAAGCTGCTTCTTTTCTATTATATACTCTTTGCTCGGCCTTGTCAACCCATGTATTCTCGCTATGCTCTATGTAACCACCGTTACGCATCCAAAGTAATGCTTGGGATAGTGTGTCAATGTAGTCATCATGGTTGCCTGTTGGAAATGTTCTAGCTTCTTCCATCACTTCATGTGCCCATGTACGGTCATGTGGTGCATATATCCTACCATTGTGAAACAATGCAGTGATTGCATACACTCTTGCCACCTTATCTCTGTCTGGATTAAACTCAAAGATAGGAAGTCCTGTCATTCGTAGGTCTTGTATCAACGATTGACCTGATGCCTTCTTCTCTATAAGGATTGAGTCAGGTTGATGCTGTTCATACTTGTCAATTGCCTTCTGTCGCAGTGTTGGGTAGTCCCATCTGCCCCTTTCAGCTCCTAATAAACACACATTGGGGGCAGATACCCCATTATCGAATACACCCCACGTAGTTATTGCAGAATAATCGGCTGTTGTCCTAGTTGAGAACGCAGTATCCCATGATTGTATAATATATGTACACTCAGGTGCTTCCTCTTTAGTCCAATCCTGCCACCATTCCGCTTTAAGTATGTTACCTTCCTCAGATGAGGGTGATTGTCCGTACAATGCGTCAAATTTAAAAGCAGGTGTGTTGTTTTTAGTCCTGATTATGTCCGAAGTTGTCCAACAAAAGCCACCTTCTTTGTCAGGTGCAGGCCAAAAGGACTCACCTAGCTTTAATTTAGTAAAATCTTGGGACAAATATCCTTGTTTTAATAGCTTTTTACGTGCAGGTTCTAAAGTTTCTAAAGATTCTGTCGTATTTAGGGCAGGTATGCGTACTACTTCCCACTTATCTGCCATAGGTGCAGTCTCTTGTTGATCTAATAAAAAACCTGCTAAGTCTGTTTCATGCCATCTTGTCATAACAAGTACAACTTTACCACCAGGCATTAACCTTGTACGTAAACCTGATGAGTACCATGCATTTAAACTGTCACGTCTAGTCTTTGAGTAGGCATCTTGCTCTGATATAGGATCATCAATGATTGCCAAGTGTGCACCAAACCCTGCGATACCTGAACCAGAACCAGCTGCTAAGAATGAACCTGCTTGCTTGCCTTTGTATTCAAGACCCCATGAGTTTGCCGCTCTGTTATCTTTACGAATATTTATTTTTGGGAATATAGATTTGTATGCATCTGTATTTACAATGTCACGAATAGCACGACCGAACCTTGTAGCTAAGTCATCACTATGCGATACTGCAATTTCTTGCCAATATGGATTACGCCCCAGCGCCCATGCTGGAAAGTAAGTAGATGTGATTAATGATTTACTAGAACGTGGTGATATAAAAATCATAAGACGATCCGTCTCACCCTTCTCTAATTTCATTAGTTGATCACACAACACTCTGTGGTGTGGACCAATACTGAAAGAAGGATTCATTAGCATTACAAACGCTAAGAGATCGTC